AGAGAAAAGTTAACCACCGTTTGCGACCTTATCTTTTAATGCCTTAATATCCGCATTGTCTTTGTATCGCTCAATGACTGAGTAAAACTCCTCAATGTCATGGTTAGCTAGATAATGCTTAGGTAGCCCTGTCATATCACTAAATAGCATATTGCCATCTTCGTCACGTTTAACGCCAATGTGGGCTAATTCATGCTCAATTAATGCTAGATATTCGTCTGTGGTGCATTGTGAGCAGTAATAAGCATCTAGTGTGATTAAGTAGGTTGGTGTAAATCCAAACCAATCGCGCATTTGTTTTTCTTGTCTTGCCTTTTTCCAACCACCTGCTATAAACGATACACGTTCACATTGTCCTAGCACTCGCTTTTCAGCTTTGTTAAATCCATCACTCGCCCACAAGAATTGTAAAAACTCTGGCTCATTTAGTAATGTGATATGCTCAAATGCAGGATTGTATAATTCGTGATGTTCGTTAAGTATGGTTTCGGTTACAAACTCTCTTAAGTCTGTGGCTGGCATAAACTCAATAAAGCTAGTTTCGTCATCATCGCCTTGTGAATAATCAAGTAGGCTTTTTGGTGGCATGGGTGGCTTACTTGTCATAAGCCCTCCAAGGCTAAAATAAAAAAGACTCACAACCCATCGCTTAGACTGCAAGCCATAAAAAACCGCTTACACGTTAATGTAGGCGGTTTGGTGTTTGGGATGGTTTATTTTGCACAGTGTAAACTATCAAGCCACTGTCCTGTAGCACGCTATGAGTGGAGTGTGTGCAATTTCACTATATCTGCTGAATAGGTCATGCGTTTACACCGCACTTAGCACATTTTGATATAAAACCAATCAAAACCTACGAACACTAAAACAGTCTTATAATATAGGACTTGTCGCCTAGTTTCCTAGTTCGACTAATCACAAGGCGGCTAGGCACCCCCAGCCCTGCATACATCGCTAGAAACTATTGATATATGCTTAACCTTGTAAATCTGAAACCGCAAAACGGCTTCGTAACTTTTTCTACGCATGGCAGATAAGTTAGGTGACCGCTCAATCATCATCGCCGTTTACCTAAATAAAAAGCTAGATTAAGCAGTTACCGAGTAGTCCTACTGTACCGTCTAGCGGTAGCCCAGACCTATACAAATATTCTATTCGTACTTTGCCATTTTGGCTCATTTATCGTTCACAGTCAAGATATTGCTCAATTTTTTTTGATAAAAAACTTAAATTATTTTGCATTTAGTTGTTGACTATCTAATCCGTATTAGATATAATGACTACATCATCAACAGACATCCGCACAGGTTATCAAAATGAACAAATCACAACTTTTCAAACAAGCCCACAAATTAGCTAAAAAAGTTATCAAAGCTGGCGACAACTACCGCGTTACTTTTGGCGCGTGCTTAAAAATGATTGCGTCAATGTTTAAAGTTCCAAGCATTTTACTTGCTAACTCATCAGAATTTTACAAAGCTGAGGGCGTTTATGTGGGTGATGACAAGATGCAAGTTAATATGGATGTCAACAGCGAAATGTATGCGCTTGTAAAAAGCGGCAAATCATTCGGCTTTAAAAATGGTTCAAAGACTGCTTATGAAATTGTAGTATCTGAAATTAATGAATTATCAGTTAAAGCAGAACGCGGATTATTAAATCTTGTAAATGTTAAATTCTCATTCAAAAATATCTATCTTTAATTTAAACAAAGCAAGGAGTAAATTCATGGCAAAGAACACCCCAGCGCAACAAGCAGCAGTAAAACGCTATGTCGCACAAACTGAGCAATGGCAAGTTCGCACTAAAGACCCCAAGCGGATGCAGCTACTCAAGCAAGCAAAAGAGCAGGGAAATCTACCCGAATTATTTTTTGAATTTTTAGAAAAAAATTTTAAATAAATGCTTGCATATCTAATACGGATTAGATATAATGAACACATCAAGACAAGAAGTGCAGTTCAAATCTTGATACTAACTTAAACACTAATTGGAGTAAAAATCATGAAAACTATCAAACACTACAGCACAATCGGTCTTAACGTCAATATCAACGGTAAAGTAAAAATGGCTCGCGTATTCTTTGATGTTAAAGAAGACAACAGCGTTAAAGTTTATGTTGTTTCAGCGAATAGCTTAAATCAGATTAAATCACTTGGCACTAAGACTATCACTCGTGAGCAATTAGCAAATTTACCCGATGACCCTGCTAATGAAGTAATTTTTGCAGAAGCCGCTTTTGCGTTATTTGGTCTTGATATCAACTAACAAAGAATACAAAAAGATAAAGGGTTTAGATGTGCAGTCTAAACCCTTTTTTTTAATCCACCTTTGCGGCGGTAAACACTAATTGCAGTTTACAACCAAATTATTTCATAAGCCACCTTCGCAGTGGTAACTGCATATTATCAGCTATTAAAATTCAAGTCAACTTGCACTCTCGCCAATACAACCCTGCTAAATTGTCCGCTTTTGATATCGGCTCGAAAACCTCACTAAACACAGTCTCAAACACTGGCGCATGATATTGACAATAACCCGACTTACTAACGCCCAACTTATCCGCTTTTTCCGCGTCTGTTTTTGTTTTACCCATTAGCTCATCGCCCACAATTTGAGCCATCGTATTTGCGTATTTTAAGCCCATCTTTGGCGATTTATATGCTGTCATGGCTAATTGCACTAGATTACTATGCAAACGCTCTCGTGAGCGATTAGAGACGTAGCAATCAACGGCTACTTGCATTATCTCTTTGTCATCGTCATGATAATTTGTATTGATATATCTTAAACAACCGCTTGCGTCTGCAGCGTCCATCTTGTCCCCTGTGCTGCGGCTTGTGCTGTAGTCACTTGTTGACTTTAGATTGATTAGACGCTGTACGCGCTCAAGATTACTAAAACTGCATCCCATAGCTATCCCCTTATTTGCAATCTTCCACTCGATAGATTAAATCAAACTTTTCTTTGCTCATGCGCTCTGTCTGCATTGAGCGCAAACTGTAAAACTGCACACCTTTTTGACCGTTTATTTTTACTGGCACATAGTTACTACCCACCACTTCGCCTGTACTACGACAAATCACCTTTTTAGGCTCGCTATACCCCATCGTTACCCCCTGCACCATGCTAAATCCTGCGGTATCTCAAGCAATACACCCTTTGCATAGCTAAAAGTGTATATATCGTTAAGATACTCAGTGAACTGTTTTGTACTCGCTATTGTCGTGCTAATTCCATTTGCCACTATCTCGGCTTGGCTCTCATAGATATGTGGCGCAAGCTCTTTAATGACCTGTAAATTTTGCACGGCTATTGGCAACCGTTTGTCTGTGCCATCTCTTAGATAAATCCTTGCTAAAAACTGGCGCTTAAGCTGTATATGCAAGCTGTCTTTATCCTGCCCCCATTTGTTTTGTAGTTGAGTGAGCCATACCCAATAAAGCCTATTTTGAGCGTGTGAGCGCGTTTCATCATCGTCTGTTATGATGACATTAAGCACGCCTTTAACCGCCTTGTAGCGCGTTAAAATCGCATTGGTGCAGTTAATAAAAACGTCATCGTCAATAAGTCTAAAACGCTGATTCATCTTTGTACCCTAATGCCATATTTGTTTTGCTTAACCAATTAGCAAATTTCGCCTTTGCCTGTTCTCGGTTAAGGTTGACGTATAAGTCAAAATCGCTATGGCAACCCCTACATAAAGCCACTGTATAGCTGTCATCGGCTTTAATTCCCTTGCCTTTGCCATGCTCACTAAAATTGCTGTGTGCTATATCAACTGGTCGCCTACCACACTCAACACAACTAAATTTTCGCAATGCTTCAAATCGTTGGGTTTTATTCATTGTCACCGCCTAACTGCTCAAACCAAAAAACTACAGGCATATCCACTTCCTGCACCAGTCCAAACCGTTTAGCCTTTTGATAACTTGCATACTTTGGGCTTTCATTCAAAGTGCGGACACGGTCTTTAATCATGTAACGCCAGTTTTCAAGCGTCATGCTGTGCTTGTCATTGTTGCATTTGACACAAGACGGCATGAGATTGTCGTAATAGTCGTTTTCAGGTTTATTCATGTCAGTGGCGCGGGTTTTGAGCTTACCATTCTTGTCTTTGTAGGTTTCCCAGTTGCGCTCGACTGGCTCTAAGTGGTCGGCTTGCCATCGCTCACCAAGTTCAATACCGCAATAAGCGCAGTGACCACCAAACTTTTGCTTTAATTCTTCGCGCTGTTTTTTAGATAATTTCATGCTTCACCGCCCATAAACTAACATTGCCGCATCTCGTGCGTGCTGACTTGTCCGACCTTGCCACCCTGTTATTTTTTCAAACTTCACGGCATCAACTTTTGCACCTTTAGCGGCTGGCGAAAGTAGCAAATATTCATAGCCGTTCTCTTTGCACCAATCTTCCCAAATTTGCGCGTCACGCTTGACTGACCCTGCACCCTGCGCTTTTGACTTGCTCTTTTTGTCAGTGATGTTTTTTGAGTAACCATTCCACTTTCGCGCATCTTCGATATAGATTTTTGTTTCTTCTGGCGGGCACCACTGTAAAATCAAAGCCATTGCTCTTGTAATTGATGTGGTTTCAACTCTTGTTAAGTCACCCCAAAGCATGATAGCCAGTCCAGTGTTTACCCCTGTATCTATGCCAATTTTGATAGATTTACTTGTCATCTTGCTTTTTGTCCTTGTGCTGCCGATTGTTGTTGTGTTGCTTTAACCGCTTTTTATCTTTGATGTCTAGCTGCTTAGTGACAAAATCGGTCTTGATGAAATGCCCTAAGCCGCTTAACTGGTCGTATTTGCTAAGATTGATTTTTGTCATCGTCAGTCTCGCTCATATTGATAAATACAATCTTGCTAACTTTGTATAAGTGATTACCTACAGCAATCCACCCTTTTTGCAATTTTCGATAAAGTAGAATGTCGTTAATTGTTGAGCCTGTTAAAACACCACAAATAAAAATCAAGCTAATAAATAAAATCGCTTTCATCAAAACACCACCTTTATCACAACTGCTAAAACCAATCCCAAAAACACCGCTACTGCTAAAAAATCGTATTTAGTCATTGTTTACTGCCTTTGATATACGTTTATTGCATGAACCGCACAGATAATGAACCCTATCACTCCCTAAAACCTTTCCGCATCTAAGACAAGATGGTTTAAACAAAGCCTTAAACTCGCTCAAAGTAAATTTATTTTTAATTCCTGTTTTCGGCTCATAAGTTTTTACTTCATTGCCATCATCACATGACGCAAACACGCAAATCACTCCGTCTGTAAAAAACTCATGTTCAAACATTTGTAAATCACTCATATTTATCTCTCTTTTGCGCTGTATTGCGTTTTAAACCTTGCCTAGTTGTTTGCCTATCTTTGACGTTAAAATCAAAAATAGGCGTGTTTCTGTGCGTTCTAGCTATGCTGATAACTCCATTTCTTGCTTTGTCTTTTTAGGCTCTGTGTCGTAGTCCATACCTACCGCCTTTAACATTTGTCGTTTCTGACGCTCAGTTAATCGATTGTCATCATGGGTTAATTGCCAGTAGGCGTTTGGGTGGATAAATGGGTCGGGGTAATTAAGCATGGTTGCCTCCAAATGTCGGCTCATCGTCAAAATTTGGCACATAATTGGTAAATCGGCTGTATTGACCTTCAAAACCTAGCCGTACACTACCAATCTCGCCTTGTCTGTTTTTTCCGATGATTATTTCAGCAACGCCCTTTTCTTTACTCTCCGCGTTATAAACTTCGTCACGGTAGATAAATAGAATTTGGTCGGCATCTTGCTCGATTGCACCCGATTCGCGCAGGTCAGACATAATCGGTCTTTTGTTGCCGCGTGTTTCTAAGCTGCGATTAAGCTGTGATAAAGCAATCACTGGGCAATCAAACTCTTTGCCAAAACCTTTTAACTCTCTTGTGATATTGCCTATTTGACGCGCTGTGTTACCGCTTTCATCGATACCGCCCATAATTTGGATGTAATCAACCATAATCACGCCAATTTCACCCTGTTCGCGTCTAATCTTGTTTAATACGCTCCGCATCTCGCCAACAGTTAAGCCGTTTGTATCATCAATCACATACGACAAGTTTTTAACTTCATCCATCGCTTCAACCATGCGACCCCATTCAGTTGTATTGTTAAATCGGCTATCACCGTCAACGCCTAAATCGCCTGAGCGTATTGCCCCTAATCGCACTGAGCCTGTGGCACTAATCAAACGCTGAATAACTGATTCTTTGGTCATCTCAAGACTAAAGAAAACGCCTGTCTTGCCTGTCTCTTTAACCATATTGACCGCAATATTTTGTGCCAGTGTGGTTTTACCCATTGATGGTCTAGCAGCAATAATCACTAGGTCGCCTTTTTCAACTTGCAGCTTATTGTTTAATTCTTCAAAGCCTGTGCCGATAAATGGCTGCACCCCATGCTTCACCACTGATAGCAACTTTTCGTAAAACCCATCTAAAAGACTGCTAGCGACAACATACCCACCTTTGGTTGACTGCATCATGACGTTGTTAAGGTCACTGATAGAATCGTTAATCAGCGTATCGGTTGACTTGTCAAAGTTTTCTAACTGGTCAATACCTTGTTTTAGTTTTTCAATCGCTGAGCGTCTTTGGCTAAAATCTTTGATTTTTTCGCAATAAGCAGCGATATTGAATGTTGCAGAAGATGACGCTAGTAACTCGCCTAAATACTCCTCACCACCAATCAAGTGCAGTTTGTTTTTGGCTTCTAATTCATCCATGACCATAACAACGTCATACGGCTGTTTTTGGTTGTAAAGGTGAGTGATTGCGTCAAAGATGATTTCATGACGTTCAGCGTAAAAATTCTTACCTGTTAACTTACCTTCTACATCGGCATAGTTTTCGTTAATCATCAACGATGCTAAAACGGATTTTTCCATGTCTAAGTTGTGCAGCATTAGATTTCACCCCTTTCAATCTGAGCAATACGCGCTAGTTTTTCTTCGCGGCTTAGTTTTGGCGCATCATCAATCACTGGTGCTGAAGCAATATGGCTTGGGTGGATAATTTCAGACTGCGCTAAGGTCTGAAAGCGTGCTATGCGCTCGTTAACTGGTAACTTATTAACAAAGTTTGCTAAGGTGATAATTGCGGGTTTTTTGTATTGCTGAGAATTGACTAACTCAAAACGGATGGCATCACGGTTAAATGGCTCAAACGGATTGAGTAGTTTTTGCATGACTAAGTAGCTGATTGCTTCATCAATCATTTTCTCGGTGACTTCTTGAACCGGTTGTTGTGGAATATCACCAACGATAAAGCCATCAGAATTTTGCGGCTGCGCTTTCTCCTTCTCGTTATATTCCTTATTATTTAAATCATTATTATTAGTGGCGGATTTTTGGTTTTCCTTTTTTTGGTTTACCGAATTATGGTTTTCCATTTTTCGGTCAACGGTTGAATTTACTGGGTTTAGCGGCAATTCATGGACTGTATATTCGTAACCATTGAATAAATTTCCATCGCGTAACTGCACTTTAGTTACGTAGCCGCAATTCTCTAATTCTTCCATCGCACTTCTTACACTTGCTTTGCCATCTTTGGTGCGTTTGACCAAATCAGCCATGCAAATAGTCCAGTTATCGGGACGTGATAAAAGATAGCCCAATAACCCTTTGGCTTTCAGCGATAAACCATCATTCTCAAAAATGCGTCTATCAATCATCACAAACGGATTTTCTGCATTTTTAACTGTGCGTATGATTGATTTATCCATCTTGCTACCTTTTTTGTTTTGTGATACTTTAGTCATGTTTATTTCTCCATGTGACTTAAACATCGACCCATTCCTAGCCGAATGGGTTTTTGCTTTATGACGCCAGTGGTTTTGACCACATACACGCTTCACCCTGCCGCCAACCCAAATCTTTTAAAACCTGCTTAAGCAAAGATTGATTATTAATATCGCTAAATGTGTGAATACTGATTTTGCTTTTAGCTGGGTTTAGATGTTTTTGCGCTTTTTGATAGACTGACCGATAAGCCGCTGACTTTTGGCTAATATCAATCCGTGGCGGCATTGGTGGTGTTTTAATATCAACTTGCTTAATGCGTCTGACGTTAGATTCTTGACCGATTTTGACGCGCTCATAGCTGTAAATGGTTGCATCGACATAAACAGGCTCAACGGTGTAGCCTTGTTTCTTTAAGTCCTTTTTTGCAACAAACATATACTGCTGTATCTGTATGCGCTGTGATGAGTCGTAGTTGTCTAAGACAATCTCACCATCAGTTAGCAGCGTGTTAACAATTTCTTGTCTAGATACCTTTTTCATCACTCACCACTCCACACCATCACGCCAAACCCCAACCGCGCTAATTCACGGTTAAACAAGTCATCTTCGGCTTGCAGTTCGCGATCTCTTTTAGCCTGTTCTGCTTCATAGTTTTTGTCTGCTTCGGGGCAGCAATGCTCACTTGTGTTGTTGCAAAAATTGCAGATTGGGCTGACAGGCTTTGCTTTTGGTAATGAGTGATAGTTGTATGCTTGAGATAGTTTGTTCATGGCTTAATGTCCTTATTGGGCTTGCCAAGAGACAAGCCGTTTAACTGTTAATGAATAAAGCCTTCTGATACAAAGACCTGTTTTAAAATATCTTCGTGATAGGTTTTGACAGTTCCGTAACGAGTATCAGATGTTTGACCAATCAACATTCCTTTTTCATTTGATAGATGCTTTGCTTTGCGTGAAAGGCTTGCAGCAACTTCATTGGGTAGCTTGATGTTGTGCATTCTTGCAAACCCCATGACTGCGAAGTGACTATTGTTTTGAATAATTGCTGATTGTGTGGCTTCGACTTTTGCCAATCCTGTTTTGACGTTTTCAACTTCTAAGGCTAGTTGTTTTTGTAGGCGTTCATTTTCGACCATGCGACCAGTCATAGCGTGCAGCAGTTCGATTTCACTCATTTGCTGAGGTTGGCTGTTTTCAAGTTCCTGCCAACGTACAATGATTTTGTAACGCAACTTTGCGTTATAACCTGATACCAAAGTTAGGCTTAATGTTTTACCTAAGCGATACTCGGTTTGCTCACGGTTATAACTATCCAAATAGATGTATTCAAATTTGGTGACATCTACACCTAGTTGCATACACATAACTTCAATGTCGCGCTTGACATTAAAATGCTCTTTGCTGCATAACTCAGCAATCTCACGGCTTGACATTGTTTGCTCGGTGGATTGATTGACCGTTTCAAGCGTGTTATAATCGCCTTGTGAATTTGTTGTCACTGGTATTGAATCTTGTGATAATTGAGCCTGTGTAGTTACCGCTACATGGGCTTTTTCATTTTCTAGGCTTGGCAAATCCTCAACGCGTTCAATACCCATCAAATCGTATTTATTGAATTTACCGCCTGTTAGCTGTTCAGCTTTCAAAGCGTATTCAAATTCCATCTTATTTCTATCATTACACCAGTGGCTAACAGCCGCTTGCTTAACACCTAACGCCTGTGCTGTTTTGGTCTGATTACCAAAATGCTTTACTAAATCTCTGTGAATTTGTGTCATGTTTGCTCCTTATATTTGCTAGTAGGGTTTTTTTATGCTTCATCTTTTGAAAGTTTTTCAAAAGCTTTTTTGATTTTCTCAGCGATATGCCAAGTTGGATTTTGACCTTTTGCGTAACGAGAAATTGTTGACTGGTCAACTCCCACTTCCTCTGCAATTTGGTCTTGGGTGATTTTCTTATCGAGTAACGATAAAATCATTTGTTGTGGACTCATAGATACCTCTTTTAATGTAACATTGCTTATTATAATGCAAAGTTGCATTAATACAAGTATTTTTTTTGCATAGGTATTTATTTGTTATGCAAATACGCATAAAATATAATAAAACCTAACAATAAAAGGTACTTACCATGAGTATGCTTATCAAAAACCTAGAATATTTGATGTATAAGAAACGCATTAGTGCCAATCAGTTACAGGAACTAACAGGCGTGGCGCAATCCACAACGACAAGAATATTAAACGGCGATACTGTCAATCCTAGAGATGACGTATTACAAAAATACGCTGATTACTTCGGCTACACTGTAGCCCAGCTCCGCTATGATGATATTGAAAATGGCGTAAAGGTTTCAGATGTTGTGGGTGTTGATAATGTGGTTGTGGGTAAGATTGAAACGGATATACAAATTCCTATCTATGCTGCCTACTTTTGCTGCGGTGAAGGTAATGACGCAGATTTCGAGGAGCTGAAGGGATATCGCGGTTTTTCGTCAGACTTTTTTAAAACACGCAATATAAAGCCCGATAACTTTGTTTTAGTATGCGCTGCAAACGATAGTATGAGTCCGCACATCGAACATAAAGATGAGGTGGGCATTGATATCTCAGACAAAGAGATAAAAGATGGTGAGGTATATGCGATTTTGTTAGACGGTGCGAAAATGTTTAAGCAGGTGTTTGTTGAAGCAGGTGGCAATCTGCGTTTACATAGCTTTAACCCAAACTACCCCGACAAGCTAATCACCCCCGAAAATCACAACAGCCTTATAGTTGTAGGTCGCAAAGTTTACCGCGCTGGATAAGCCTAGCAATTAATTAAGCCACCCTAGCGGTGGTTTTTTTTCGCCCCAATAAAGCAACTTTGCATTATTTATGGATATTTGCATAATTTAATGCAAAAAGTGCTTGCATTGGTTAATGCAATATTGCATAATATGCACATACCAAGCAATAACGCAAAGTGACGAACTAGCGAAATTCAATTCCGACTTAGACAATCCTAGCTAGTTACTAGGAAAAAAGATACACACTTAATGGCAGTTTTAACTAGCTGTCATTGCGAGTTTATCTCAAATCCAAGACAACAAAAAACCCTGCCGACTCTCACATCAAACAGGGTTTTCACTCAAAAGGAGTTTATATGAGCGAATTAATGTTACCACAAGTTATCAATACCGAGCAATTACCTGCGCTATTCGGTGTTCGTGAAAACGGCAAATCAGGCATTGAAAGTATTGTTGAAACCATCGAAACAGAAGCCAAAGCGATTGTTTTTGACATCAACACAAAACAAGGTCAATCCACTTGTCGTTCACTGGCTGCCAAAGTTGCATCAGCAAAAGCTACCCTGGATAAAGCAGGCAAGGCAAAAAAGGATGAATACACGGTTTACACCAAGCTTATCGACCAAGACCGCAACTTTGCCAAAGAGCGTTTGCAAAAATTGCAAGATGAAATCCGCGCACCTTTAACTGAAATCGAAGAACGCGAAAAGCAGCGCATTGCTACACATGAAGCCAACCTTGCAGCAATCGCAGTTGATACAACTGGATTTGATAGCCAAGCCCTAGACAACGCTATTAAAAAACTTGAATCAATGGCGATTGGTAATGAATGGGAAGAATTTAAGTTAAAAGCCTTAGAAGCTAAAGATACTGAACTTAACCGTATTCGCCCATTATTTGAGCAAGCCAAAAAGCAAGAAGCTGAACAAGCTGAACTTGCAAGACTACGCGCTGAACAAGCTGAACGCGAACAAAAAGAACGCGAAGCCCGTATTGCTAAAGAAGCTGAAGAACGCGCTAAAGCTGAAGCTGAAGCAAAAGCAAAACGCCTAGCTGAAGAAACCGCCCGCAAAGAACGTGAAGCGGCTGAACGTGAAGCGCGATTGATTGCAGAAAAAGAAGCGGCAGAGTTACGCGCCAAACAACAAGCGGAAGATGCTGCCAAGCGTGAGCGTGACCGCATTGAAGCTGAACGCCAAGCGGAAGAAGCTGAACGTATCAAGCGTGAAAATGATAAAAAGCATCGTGATACGGTATTTATCAATGCAAAAGATGACTTGATTGCAAACGGCATTGATGAAGAAGTGGCTAAAGCTGTTATCAAACTCATTCACGCAGGAAAGATTCGTAACGTCTTAATCAATTTTTAACCAACAAAAAGCCCTTCTCGACTGGACATCTGAAAGGGCTTTACTCAACAAGGAGTAAAAACAGTATGACAGATTATCAACTAATTATGCAAGTCATTAAGACTGAAAGCATTAACGACATCGAAAAAGATACGCTCGATTATGTGAGCGGTGATGACGATACAGGTCATCACATCATTGTAGATTTTGACATGAGCAAAGGCGAATCAAAACGCGGTGAGTTGTTGCTACATAGCTTTTTTATTTACGGCATCACAATCAACGGTCAAAAGGCTGAATTAAGCAAAGCCGAAGCAGAGAGCATCACGGATTACATCGAAAGCCAATTATGCGATTACTACAGCATGACGTTGGCAAGCGATTATGAAGTTTATACCGATGCATACAGCTACTACGGCATCAACCAATTTGATTTTGCTTAGGGGGTAAGCAATGGAAACTATCGAATTTAAAAACGCGCATTTCGGCATGAACTTAGAAGTGGTAGCAGATACAAGCTACCACACAGGCGAATACAGCGAGTATGAAGTGCTAAACACGGCTTATTTGAAGATTGGCAGCCAGCTAGTAGAGATTACTGACAGCGATATGTTAGCAGAGATTATCTCACTCAAAGGCTACTTTGAAAATGTTGAGCAAATCGCAGAGTTTGAAAAGGATGTTTACGCATGAAACGGATTATTAAAGATGCTTTAGTCATGTTTATGCTAACAATCCTATTTTATGGCGTCATATCGCTGGGCTTTAAGCTTGGCGATTATGGCTATGACCCAGTTATCAGCCCAACCGATAAGCTGGCTATGGAAATCAAAGGCGGTGGGAAGTGAGCAGAATGAGTGAATTAGCAATCGAAGTGCAAAATCAAGAGTTAGCGTATTTTGACTTTGATTGCGAATATCAGCAGCAGCTTGAACAAGAGCAAGTCGAATTGATGAATAAATACGGCTTGGATAAGTTTAACGAATTATTCAACCAAGAAGGAAATCAACCATGCCATTAAATATCGTAACAGCGACACAACCATTGACCATCGACCACTTGATTGTATTTATCTACGGCGACCCTGGCGTGTGGAAAACATCATTAGCCTTTACCGCTAAAAATCCCATCTTGTTTGACTTTGATAAAGGCGCGTATCGCGCAGCCAACCGTAAAGATACAGTGCAAATCACTAAATGGTCAGAAGTTGCCACTATCAATGCAAATGACCTGGAAGGCTACGACACCATCATCATTGATACGGCAGGGCGCGTCCTGGATATGATTAGCGACCAACTAAAAACAGACGCTAAAAATATCAGACGCGGCAGCAATGAGTTGTCAATGCAAGGGTACGGCAAACTAGGCTCAATGTTCACCAACTGGCTTAAATCGCTACGTAACATGGGCAAAGATATCGTTATCTTAGCTCACGCGGCAGAAGATAAAGACGGTGACAATATCATCAAACGCCCCGACATGGTAGGCGGCAGCAAAAAAGAAGTTTACAAAGTTGCTGACATGATGGGTTATATGACTGTCGTACAAGGTATGCAAGGCGCAGAGCGTGTCTTAGCGTTTGCACCATCGCCCAATTACCTAGCCAAAGATAGCGGTCAAGTTGGCAATATCACGGTAACTGACATGGTAAACAATCCAAACCAGTTAGCCAACATCATCCAGGCGACCAAAGACCATATCAATAGTCTATCGGCTGAACAGGTTAAGTATCAGCAAGACCTTGACGAAGTACGCGCTAAATTAATGGAAATTGAAACAGTTGACGCGCTTAACGATATCAAAGATAGCATTGACGAGAACCACCCATTTGTTAAGCAGATGAAGGCTGATGTTTGGCAAACAGGACAGCGATTAGGTTTTACCTACAATCGAGATGGTAACAAATTTGAATCAGCCGAGGTAGAAAGTGCGTAATCGTATCTCAGTCACTCACTTAGACTCATATCAGTATTACCTTGATACTGATATGAGCGAGCAGGAACTCTATGAGCGTCTATATGGTGCTTATAGCCCTACCCCAGCCATGCAAGCAGGAACGGCACTACATAAGCTACTAGAGGATTGTAGCGACACACTAGATAGCAAATGTGGTGATTTTGAGTTTGTTTTTGATAGTGCTATTGATGGTGAAATTATCACAGGTGAGCCATGCGAGCGTGAAGTTAAGCACGTTTGGCAAGGCGTTCAAGGTGTTGACCTTGTGGGTATTATTGATGTGGATGCGCCATTTATGGTTATCGACCACAAGCTAACTGCAAGCTATGACCCAGAGCGTTACTTTAACTCTTGGCAATGGCGAGCTTATTTAACCATGTTGGGCAAGGATAAATTTCGCTATCAAGTGTTTGAGTGCAGCGATATCAAACCAGGTGAACCTATCACTATCAAAGATTATCACACACTTGATATGCACGCCTACGAAGGTATGCAAAATGAAGTTATCGGACTGGTAAGCGAGTTATCAGAACTAATCAATAAATGGCTTGTTCAAGGCTTGCCATGCAAAAAAGGCATTGATTTTAAAAAATTGGCAAATGATTGGGATAAGGATTTAAAAGGATTCTTTAACCTATCAGAAGATGAATTTAACTGGCGAAATAAATAGGAGTTAAACAATGATTACAGTAACAATCGCAGGGCGTTTAGGTAAAGATGCTGAACTACGCCAAACTAACAACACCCAGGTTTGCGGATTTAGTGTCGCTGCTGATACTGGTTTTGGTGACCACAAGCAAAGCCACTGGTTTAACTGCTCACTATGGGGTAATCAAGGTGCAGCATTGGCGCAGTATTTAACCAAAGGCTCACAGGTGACAATCACAGGCGAATACTCTGAGCGTGAGTATAACGGCACTCAATACAAAGAATTGCGCGTAAACCAAATTGAGTTACAAGGTAGCAAGCAAGCACAGCAACAAAGCAACGGATTTAACCAACCACAGGTTAACAACTATCAGCAACCTAATGTTATGCAGTCGCCTGTTGCACAAGCTGCACAAAATGACATACCGCAGCAGTTTATGACCAACAACAATCAACCACAACAACCACAACAAGGCTACGCTCACAACCCTGCACCATTACCAATTCCAAAAGCAGGCGTTATTGACCAAGACATACCTTTTTAGCCAATAACAACAATAACAAAGGCGGCTTGCTTGCAGGTCGCTAAGGATATGAGATGAAACTAGATAAAAACTACAAAGTACGCGTTACTCCAGAGCAGAGCCGACAAATTCAAGAGCTACTATTCGATTGTGGTTTTCAGTGGGCTATGACTGGTCAAACCATTCACTCTGACCGAGAAATTATTTTGATTGAGCCAGATAAGTTGCGATTATTAAATGGGGCAAAAAGTACGCTCAAATTTTACATTGAAATTGCAGCCGATGACCTAATCGCCCTACTCACTGACTTATCGAAATCAGCAGAAACCCCACTACAAAACATTGAGCTAACGCCTGAGTTTGAAGTGGTAGAGCCGACATTTAAGGTGGGTGATAAGGTTTATTTTCCACGTCTCTCAAAAAAGCTATGTGTAATAGGCGCGGGACAAGAAGATGATTATGTGGACGAAATAAACGGCTCGAAAGCACTAGCAGAGATGCAATCGGATTTAGATTTTGTGTATGACCAAAAAACAAATTCATGGTTATGGGGTGAAAAAGACTGCGCACCACAGTTGCTACATGCAACCCCCGAAAACTACGAACTGCTATGCAAGCTATATCCGCATATCGAGTTTGAACAACCAGCCAAAGAGCTGAAGGGTAGTGACCTTTGCCGCGCCATGCTAGATAAGGGTTGGAAATATGTGCCTTGTTATGTGAGCAATACAAGCGACAAAAACGCTGTAGAACTAGATGACTGTGGGGTTATCTATACAGTCAATCACAATGGTAATTTTCAGGATGGTTATGGTGAGACTTGGTGCCATGTCGTCCCTTTTGACCTACGCACAGGCGAACCCCTAACCGAGGCGGTACTCGATGAATAAAAACCGCCAATAGCACCAAAGTTGATGTAATCGTACCATTGCCACATCAAGCCGTGAGTATTATTAAAGAGGTTATCACCAAAAACAATCCAAATATTTATGTCTTTGAAACCACTAAGCGAAAAAGTGCCACACCAATGGATAGGTCAGCCATGAGTAAGTTTTTCCCTTTGATTGGCTATAAAGATAAGCATTGTCCGCATGGCTTTCGTGCGTCCGCTAAAACCATACTCGAAGAAGAATTTGAGTATGACCCTAGATACGTTGAAATGCAGCTAGGTCATGTGGTCAAGGACAGCAACGGCACGGCTTATAATCGCGCTAAATTTATCAAGCAACGTGCCGAAATGCTGCAAAAATGGGCTGATTGGTTGGATAGTGCAAGGATAAGCCAAGAAAATCTACAAGAAACTGTGTGAATTTTACTTTGCAATCAAACAATCTAAAAACTTAACTGCGTAACCCGCAACCAATTTATCACAGTCCGTACCATTGATGATTTTACGGGCATTGACAAACTCTTGAGTTGTCCCTGTTTTGATACAGCGTGGCAGTGACATTCCAGTAAACGCACCTGTTAGCATACCTGTAATCAAGATATTAGCTGCATTTTTTGGCTCAAGTGCCAAGTCAGGATTGTTTGCCAAGTCCACATTAATCATTTTGCCTAGCTTGATATAGTTATCGAGCCATGTTAATTGGCACGGTCCGCGCCCATAGTACAAATGCGGGTATTCGCTTTGCAGATATACCGCGCCACTGCCATTGCGTATGCCGTATTTTTGTCCCTTGCTATTGGTAAACCATTGACCGTACTTGCGCGTTTTGCCTTTGCCATACTCTGCGATTGACTGCATGGTTTTAGCTGTCTCATGCCACACAGTCGCTAAGATATAAGCCGCAAACAATGGATTTTTAGCGGCTTGATTGGCGTTAATCGCTGCCATGATTGCATTAAAACCGTTAACCTGTGATTGGGTAAAGCCGCCAAACGCATAGCGCATTTTGTCCCATGAGTAATTAAGTTTTAACTTACTGCTATCAAGTGCTGATTGCGATTGATTGCCCCAAATACCATCAGCCGTTACGCCTAGCGAGCGTTGTATCTCTTTAACTGACATTTTGCCACTCCATAAAAAAACCGCCTTATTTGGCGGTGTGGTTTTTGATAATGATGTTAATCGTAATGATGAGTATCAGGCATCGCACAATTACTGTCCAAATCACTGGCTCAAAACCAGTGAAGTCCGCAAGGGCAAGCAGTAGATAAATTGCAACAAATAAAACAAAGTTAAGCACATTGATGCGCGTTGCAGTGCAAACTTTGTGTGATAGCAGTGCGTAAGTGCAAATAACCAACCCAACATAGGGGACAGCATCATTGATAAAATCAATCATTTAGCACCCCCAAAAAAGGTTGCAATGCTTTTAAACTTACTGATTAAAAACTGCTTAACCGTGTCTTTAACCGCATCTAACAACTCTTTATCGCCAAGCAGCTCAAAGATTAAATGCAGTAAAATTGTGCCAGCTAAGCCGCCAAAGAACGCAGTTATCATCAAGAAAAGTACACTCGGCGTGCTCACTGCCACGGGCAGTATCAAAAATGTGATGACAAGCCCGGAAAGCATGGCAGTTGCAACTTTTGACCACTGACTACTATCCAACTTTTTAACAAAATCGACACGTAGCGATAGCAGTGCGCCCATAAAACAAAGTACGATTGATGCTATCAAAAAATACTTGTACTCGATTTGCAGCCCTAGATATTCGTGCGGCGTTGATAGCTGTATCGCTATACTGACGCCGCTTGCCACTGTACTAGCTGCAGCTAATACAGCAGACTGCGCAATTTTTATTGCGATGAGATTTTGCGGCATATTGCCCCCTTAAATAAAAAACCTAGCTTAATTGCTAGGTTTGTCGTTCCACTGATTGTTATACCAATACCACGTTTCATGGAAAGATGGCGGTGATTGTAGCGTGTAGTTAAGATTTTCTATCTCCACAGCCAACATCAAGCTATCTACATCGCCGATTCGCTGGTTTCTATATGAACAATCTTCGTTTAATACGTAAATAGATATACTTGACATATTACCGCTTTAACCCCGTCACTTTGAAGAAATATCCTTGTGAGCCGATTTTAGCCCCTTTACTAGTAACCTTGATATGTATTTTAGAGATATCTGTACCTGTAGCAACTGAAAAAGGGAAAAACATACTTGGATAATAACCAAACGTACCTGTTAAACTCCAAGAACCTTTTACCACATCATTTACATAACACTCCACAAGAAAACTACCTGAACCTTCAGGGTTACAACTAATTAAACTAAATTCAATTGCCACTACCACTCCACCTGTATAGAGATAAATAGCATCTGTATTTGCACTTGTTTTAGCATCAAAAAAAGTTGTCTGTGTAACTGCTGATGTTACAGTTACAGCCTGTCCTCTGAGATTAAGCGTGTCAATTTCTGCAGTTCCGATATTAACGCTCTTAATCTCACCTTGACCAATTTTTGCACTCGTAATAGTTGCGTCCGCTATTTTAGCAACATCAATCGAGCCGTTATGTATGTATGCTGACTTGATATAAGTACCTGCGGGGACGACCGTACCATTGATGGTTTGGCTAGACGTTAGCACCATAAATGGGCTGTCACCTTTGCCTGTGCCATCAGGCGGTGCGATATAAAACTTGTCTGCACGGATGGCAAAATCAGACTGCGTACTACTGCTCGCTAAACCAAAGCCACTCACGCGCCCATTCACATCAGTTTTGACCGTGTATTGAGTGTTTAAGCCATCTATTGACTTCTGCTGCGTTTGTATGCTTGCCGTGTTGTTACCAACTGTTGATTGCACTGTATCAATGCGTGACGATAATGCACTATCCCCATCCGCACGCGCGGTTTGCTCACTAGCGATAGCAGCGGCATTACTATCTGCCTTAGCAATTACCGTATCAATGCGTTTGCCAAGCGCACCATCCGCATCAGCTCGTGCTTTTTGCTCAGATTGTACCGCAGCATTAGCAGTGTTAGCCGCTGATTGAGCGTTATCCGCCTTGTTAACGGCGGTATTAGCGGTACTTTGTGCGGTATTGACCGATACTTGCAGCCCACTGATTGATGACGCTTGGCTACTTGTGGCGTTTGATAGCGTGGATAGCTGATTATTTACAGATGCCTTGTTGCCCTGATAATCGCTATTTAAGCTATCAATACGCTGAGATAGTGCGCTATCCGCATTAATCATAGCTGTGTTCAACGTACTAATAGCTGCGGTGTTACCATTCATTGACACGTTTAACGCATCAATACGCTGACCCAATGCAGTGTCATCTTCAATACGCGCTGATATTTCAGACCATACGCCTACCATTATGCTATCATTGCCCGCTAATTCGCTATCGCTACCTGCCAGCGGTGGGTTAACTTGAGCAAACACACCATCTAACTTACTCGATGCGATATTTAGCTTGTCATTAATGTTGGTGACTTGCGTTTGTGTTTCGCTTAACGCTTGAGCAGATGCCTTAAGATTAAGCTGTGGATTGACATAATCGGCTTTAAATTTCTCGATGCCGTTTGCAATCACGGTATCAGACTGCGCTTTAGTGTAGTAATTATCCATAATAAGGCTGATATTGCCGCCTTGTGCCGCTTGGATAATATCTACACGCTGAGCGAGCGCGGTTAGTTGGTCAGCTTGCGTCTTATTCTCAGTTTGGATAGCAGCAAGACTATTACCCCAATTTGACGAGACATTATCAATGCGGATACCAAGCGCGGTATCACCCTCGATGCGTGCTGATTGCTCAGACCAAACACCCACAAATACTGTATCATCACCAGCCATGCCACTATCGCCAGCCATAGCAGGGTTTACCTGTGCATAAACACCATCAATACGCTGGGCATTAACGCTGTCGCCATCAGCGCGCGCCTGTTGCTCAGACTGTATCAATGCCGTATTGCTGCTTGTCGCGGCTGACACGGTATCGATGCGGCTTGATAATGCATTATCTGCCGATGTGCGAGCGTTTTGCTCACTGACGATTGCCGATGTGTTATTGTCAGTTTTAGCAACAACGGTATCAATACGAGATGACAGCGCACTGTCCGCATTAGCACGTGCAGTTTGCTCACTGACAATCAAGGCTTTGTTGTCATTAGCGGTTGCAGCCACGGTGTCAATACGTTTGCTTAGTGCGCTATCATTATCAGCACGCGTCTGCTGTTCGCTTTGTATTAACGCGCTATTTGCTACTGCCATCGACACTGCGTTATCTGCCGTGCCTTGTGCCGCATCTGCCTTGTTAACACCTGTATTGGCGGTGCTTTGCGCTGTGCTAACAGATGACTGTAATGTATTGATAGATGACGCCTGTGAGCTGCTGGCATCACTAAGCGTTTTTAACTGCATATTAATGGTTGCTTTGTTGCCTTGATAATCTGTGTTGAGATTATCAATTCGACTTGCTAACGCTTTATCTGCATCAACCAATACTTGATTGTTGGTATAGATTGTTGCCGCGTTATTATTAACACTAGCTGACAACACATCAATACGTTGACCTAATGCAGTATCATTTTCAATCCTTGCGGATTGCTCAGACCAAACACCCACAAATACTGTATCATCACCAGCCATGCCACTATCGCCAGCCATAGCAGGGTTTACCTGTGCATAAACACCATCTATGCGCCTTGTGTTGATAGTATCGCCATCAATGCGAGATTGCGCTTCATTTTGGATAAGCGTTTGTGTATCGCCAATCGCTTTTTTCCTATCAGTTACTTCTTTAGCGATATCATTGTTTGTTTGGCTGATATTGTTTTGTATGACATTATCCGCATTCAAGCGATTTTGCACCTCAGCTGATAGCGCGTCATTGACGTTTTTAACCGCTGCTTGTCGCTCAGTGATTTCAGCAGTTATAGCCGCTTGTCGCTCAGTGATTTCTTTGTTAATAGCTTCATTTGTACTTTTAATTGCGTTTAGTCTATTTTGCACCTCAGCTGATAGCGCGTCATTGATACTCTTAACAGCATTTGTGCGGTCAGTGATTTCATTGCTCAATCCATTTTCAATCGTAGCGATTTTATCAATCTTTGCGCCTAAATCTTTGTAAAGCTGTGACTCGGTGATTTGACCGTTGAGCAAGTCAAGCACTTTTTGGGCGTCAGCACTAGTTACGCCTTTTACCCAAGCCGTCCACGGTGATACATTGCCCAATTTATCAACGATACGACCACGATAATATTGCGTTAAATTACCCTGTAAACCGTTAATTGTCGCTGTATTAGTTGGGTAAGCATAAGTGCCTAATAGTGCGACATTGGTATCGGGCGCACTTGCCACTTGTATCTCAGTGTAGTTAGTGTCGCTTGAGCCTTGAGCAAATAGCCAATCTAGCTGCATACCAAATAAAATACCTGTGGCTTTAAGACTTGCAAGGCTTGGCGGTGTGCCTAATTTACCGACAACTGCCGTAAGCATAGAGGTTTTTGGCATCGACTGTAAGTCATACGCATTGACAGCCGTTACACGCGCTAAATAGTTGCCCGCATACACCCCTTCAACATCGACTGACAAGCCGCCTTGTGGTGCAAGTTTGACCCAGTTACCATCATCTCTTTTAAACTCGACAATATAGCTAACCGCATCTTTAACCTGCGTCCAGCCGATAGTCATTGTGACAACAGTTTGCCCTTGAATTTGTCGCTCAAATTGACTGATAGCCACCGCTTCGGGTGCAGCAACGATATTAGGCTCAACAACGCTGACTCTTTGCGGCTGCACATACGCACCACTATCGACAGCCGCGTATTTTTGCGGCTCGTGTTGTATGGCAGTAATGGTGTGGGTTAAATCATCGTTTTGCTTAATTGAGATGATTTTAAATAGCATTAGGCGCAAATTAGGACTATCAATCGCCCATATATGTTGCACTTCGGGCTTGTCAAATGCTACAGACACGGTAATATCTGCGCCATTAATCGCGCTGATAGTTTGACGCTCTGCCACGCCATCGCTATTGTTAATGACAAGCGTATCGCCAACATTTGCCGTAACCGCTCTATCTAACGTGATAGTTTTTTTATCGCCACTAATCGCAACAATACGCCCACCATTTGCGCGACCTGCAAACACTTCGTCACTAATGGCAATAATCGCGCTAGGCTTGATACGCTCAAGCATACCGTCTAAACCGATACTAAAGCTAACTTGACGGTCTTCTAGTTGCTCAGATTTTAATGCCCACAGTCCCGCACGTTGTGCCTGACCTTGTGATGTGCAGCCCATCATATTAATGTCTAGCTGATTGATACCATATTTTGCAATGGCGTATTCATCACGCACAGGCTCATATTCGGTTTTAAAATCATTTTTTGGGTTATCCCATGCCACCTTAGCAACTGTGTGTCTATCACGCGCACGAGTGCCAGTGTAGTTAAAAATACCATCGACCACATTTGCACGGCTAAAGGTATAAACAGGCGTTTGCGGTGCGTCCATCGCAACTGTGACTTGCTCACCGTTCCAGTATGCCATGCCACGAAAGATAGATGATAGGCTTTGCAGTACGGTAAATGCGTCTTGTTGTGACTGTAGATAGACGTTGACAGCAAAGCGCGGCTCTTGACCGCCTAAGCCGTCACTGACCATCTCATCACAATAACGTGCGATTTGATACAATGCCCACTTATCAAGCATGGACGCATCTAAACGTCTGCCAAGACCATACCGCCAATTTAGGCATAAGTCATAAAACACCCACGCAGGGTTATTTGAGTAAGCTGTTTTAAACGTACCATCCCAAATACCGTTATAGGTGCGACCTACAGGGTCATAGTTGCTAGGGATTTTTAATAGCTTGCCACGACAACGCACTGCCAATTTAGCGATATTTGAAAAAGTGCGAGCGTCATACTGAATACCAAGCATGGCAGTATTAGGATATGCCAATTTAACGTCAATAATCTCGGTGATTGCTTCAATGCTCATGGCATTAGACAATAAATCACTGGTGCTATCGGGCGTAATGCGCGTCACTTTGACTAACCAGCCATTTTTAGCTTTAGGTAAGTCAATACGATGGCTGCGCTCATATTTAGCCGAAGTTTTAGCCGTGACATCACCATCAATGACGGTTTGATATGCACCGTTATCCGTCATTAAATCAATGCGATATTTGACGGTTGTGCCTGTGATATCGCCATTGGTTTTTTGGTTTCGCAACGCCCCAAACGACACGCGAACGACAATAGCGGATAGATTGATATCGTTAATTTGCTTAACGTAAGGTGTGGCTTGTCTTAGTTGCACGCCAACAGGCTTTTCATTGGCAACATCGGGAAAGCCTTGTATATAATCTTGGTTATTTGAGCCGCTACGAAAATCCCATTTGACTGCTAGTTTTTCTTTATCGTCAACAAAGTTTGGCTGTCCTGCGTCATTGAGCAGTGGCGTATCATCTAGTTTGATTGACTTTGCGCCATCAACTAAGCCACTTATTTCACCTTCTGCCAAGCCATACAGGATTTTAGCGGTTGAGATGGATGCAAGGCTGTCTTTTTCTATTTTTGGCTGTCTTGGTTTGCTGCCGCCACCGAGCAATTTACTCAAAAAACTCATGCTTACCCCTTGTCATCCTCGCTATAAATACCTGCACTGGCATAAAATCCGCCAATATCCCGCTCACCGTAAAGTATCGGCACAGGGTTGCCCTGCGCCACGGTAGTAACCGCCCCACCAAATCCTTTATTTGCCCTATTGCCGTCTCGGTCTTGATTGTCAAGTGTTGGTGTTGGCATCAAAAGCCCTGCAATACCGCCAACCATTAGCCCGATACCTGCACCTGTCAAGGCTGTTGTCGTTGCAACTGCCCAGCCTAATGGATTAAGCATACCCACACCGATTAAGATAGCCCCCGCTACCAACTGAAAAATATCGCCCAAGCCGCTACCGATTAGACGCGGCACAATATGGATAACTTCGGCATCGGTGATACAATCAATATCATCTACCGATAAGTTATCGTCATCAGCAAAGACCGCAAACGCCATGCCGTTATCTTCGCTATCTAGCATAAACTGGCGAAATTCGGGCAACTGACAGCCTAGCGCATAGGTCGCTTCATGGGCTGTCTGCACATCAAGGGTAAAGTATTGACCGAATTTGTCACGCAATACGCCATGCAGCTCAATAATTTTCATAAATACTAAACTCCCCGTCACTACCCACAATCACCCACGGCTTTTTGTGATAACTCATCTGTATAATATCCATCGGTGACGCTTCACTTGTCCCCTGTGGGTGACTATGCACAATCGCTTGTATTTCGCCCAGACGTTCAGCGTTTACCGTGTCTTTTGGGTCAATCTCAAAACTGCCATCATCAGTGCTAATATTTCGACATGGCACATAAGCATTAGAAACGATAAAGCCGCAACATTCGCGCGGCTTTTCTTGGTTGGCATGGTTAATGATTGCTTGTTTGAGTTTTTTAGTGAGTTTCATGATTACCCTTAATCTAAACTACTGCTTGGAAATCCACCAAATCTAGCCGTGTTATCTCTTAGTCTGCAGGATTCAATCGTTCCGCCACAGTAATCTAAACTTGGGTTATCGGTGGGCTTACCGTCTTTGGTAAACATCGCAGCCCCGCTATACAAACAAGGGTCTTGACGATACCGCCCACAGACAGCCCAATGGCAATAGTTAGTGATTTCACGGCATGGGATTTTCATACCTTCAAAATCAACTGGGTTAGACAATTCAAACGTCACTTGACTGGCATTTTCAGCCGTTTTTTGCTCAACAAACCACACCTGTTTTTTATACTCGTTGCGTGCTTGTGGATTACCACTGGCAAAATTAGCCGCGTCTAAGTATTTAGCAAGTGTGGTAATAACCGTAAGTTTTGCCCCTGCAAAGTCCGATAACTGCAAACATAAAGCCGACATTGCACCATTAATGCCATTTAACGTATTAGCAATCGCTAGGTTAGGCATTGACGCTTTGCCATCGCCGCGTAATTCCAAGCCATCTGATTGGATAGCAATAGGTGAGTACACTTGCCCCTGCCAAATGATATCACGCTTAACTTCTTTGTCGGTGCTGCTGATATCGTAGTCATGCCCTGCTAATTGACTGTTGTCAATCAAACTGCTATCACCAGCATAGTCTAAGATACGCGCCCAGTCTTCCCACGTCACATGACCGTGCCAATAAAAAACGCCACCGCCTAAGCGTGTAGCGTCTAATTGATACAGCGTCACAATACCTGCAACGCTTAGCTTTTGAAAATCGCTATTCAGCATTGGTATTTACCGTTTCGTTTGTGCTAAAAGGTTTGATATCTGACTGTGGTAAAGCCTGCAAACGTAAATCAATCCAGCGCGTAGATGGGATATCAAGTGGTGTTTCAAGGTCAGGTACAATACGTCCTTTTTTATTGAGCATATAATCGTAGGTTTTAACACTGATATCATTGTTATCTAGCTGTTCATAGACTACTGCGACAAGCACATTACCGTTTGCATCTTTAGGCATCTCGATATACCAACCTTCTTGAGCAAATCCAAGTGAGCCTTTGACAAGGTAATCACCTACACCCAATTTTTCAAATGTAATATCTTGTAGCTTGGCTTCATTGTTTAGCTCAATTTTATCCGCATATAAACTGACAATAGGCGAAGCGTTTTTAATAAAGCCGTTTGGGTCAACTGATGTATTTTGAGCCGTGCGGATTAAATGATAACCAACAGTACGTGTTGCTGCGGTTTTATCAGCAACAACGACATGATAAAGCTGTGTATTAGCGAGACCACCAACAAGAAAGTGTGTTTTATTGCCTACACTCCATCCTAGCCCTTGCCCGTACCCCACAGAGCTATTATCACCAAAAGAATACATTTGTGTTTTATCAAGTTCGCTTGCCGGTGCTTCAGTAGGTGGGTTTGCACTGCTGTAACGCTTAGTACTACCTAATCCAAACGCCCCAACTTCCATAACATTGCCTGCTGCTGTGCCAACCAAACGACTGGCTGCATTGGTGGTGTCTGCAAAGTTGCCATCAATTTTGGTAAATGCTGAACGATTGGTATCGCCGCCTGTACCGCTCGGTGCTGTGCCTAAGTTAATTCTTTGTATTGCCATGATTACTCCTAAATAAAGGCTTGCTCAAGATTAAAAGAGATTTTCCAAACATCGCCACCGATTTTCTGACGGCTGACTTCACCGACAAGACGCACAGTAAAACCCTGCTCGGTTTTAATCGGCTGAAAATAAAAAGGCTCAACCGCTTGAGTTGAGCCTAGAAAGTTATAGATATCATCTATGGTGGATTTATAGTCCTGTTTCGAGCATTGCCACGCTTTACGCTTGTTGTTAATCCCAAAACTTGACACTTGCTCGTAACCATCGCCAAATCGTACCTTATTAACGCTGTGAGCTGTGTTCTCGCTACTGCTTGCGTCAATATCCCAGGTAAATGTTTTTATCGCGATAATAAGCCCCCTTGTCGTTTCTCTTGTACGATTGTTTGTAGCACTGCCGCTTTGATAGCATCACCCATCTGTTTTCCCATTTGAGCATTGGCTTGCACATCGCTTGAGCCGTCAGCATTGACTACGACATTAACCGATACGTTGTTGTTGCCATTTGCATTGGCTAAAGTTTTATCCATCGCCGCGGCTGTGTGTTTTGGTAGCACGCGCTCGCCCTTTTCAAGATTCCAAGTGCCACTTTTTGGTACAGACATAATGCCGTCATGCGCTTGACCGATGGCAGGGGACTTAATCGCATTTATCATGGTGACAAACTGACCGCCTTTAGCAACTGCCATGCCTGCTGCTGCTAGCTTTTGCCATACTGTGCCAGGAGTATCTGCGTAAGCACTTGATGCCGCTTTCCATAAATTCATGCCCGCTTGAGCCACCGCAAAGGCTTTTTGTGTAGCAAACAACGCCCGATAGATGCCGCTTTGCTCACCAGCAAACGATTTGGTTAGCCCTGCAAGCGCACCGAACATACCTTCATACTGCGTAAGCATTAAGCTGTTACTTGCTTGCGTGTAGCTGTCTTTGACTTGCTTTCGCATGGCTTCAGCTTCAGCCACTTTGTCTGTGTGTAACTGCTCGTATTGGTCAACAACCGCTAAACGCTGCTCATACTCAGCCGTTAACTTCGCCATGGGTGATTCTTGGGCTAAATCCGTGCCTAGTTTGCTAAAAGCGTCCTCACTCGCTTTCGTTTGCTTTAGCGTTTCAAGCTGTTGCATACTGTCTTTAAGCTGCGATATTTTTGATGGTAAAACGCCAAGATATTTGTCGGTTTTTTCCATATCGTAAGCTAGGGCAGCTAGCGGACTGTCATTGCCAAATAATGCTATTTGTTTTTGCAAGTCATCAATAGACTGATTAACGCTATCTTGAGCCTGTTTAAATGCGCTAGCCTGTTCGGTTTGCGATTTGTCAGCTTCAGCCAGTCGCCATTTTTCATACGTCAGCTTTTTAAGCGTTTCGATATCATCAGCATTTATCCCTTTGTACTTACCAACACTGACATCGTAATTTAATTCAGCAAGTGGATTGTCGCCTTTGCCTATCAATGCAATATCTTTTTTAAGCTGTGCGATATTGTTAGTTACTTGTTTGGCTAACTGCCCAGCTTCTTTATTCACCGCACCTTGTTTAGCCTTTAAACCATTTGCCAAACCTTGCCCTGCGTGTTCACCGAGTGCGTGTGTAACCCTTGATGGTGAGTGGATATCAAGCACGCTACGGATTGAATTAGCCACATTGCTTGCTAGGTTACGAGCTTCAGTACCTACCGCGCTAATGCGTGACTTGATACCATTTGCCAAGCCTTGTACCGCTTGCACACCGATAGTAAATAGCTGTGAGCCTAGATTGCCAAATGCGCTAATGATGTTAGACACGGCTGTTTTGACAATGCCGATAATTGCTGAAAAGCCACTGCTAAAGGCATTTTTAACACCTTGCATATCGCCTTGTACTAACGCCTTGATTGCGTTCATCACAGTAGATACAACGGTTTTGATGATGCCAAATTGAGCATTAAATACACTTGCTAACACGGTAAGTCCTGCGACCACAACCGACTTAATCACCGCTAAGCTAGTGGTGAATACGCCTTTAATCGCTGCCCATGCTGTCGTGACAATGCCTTTTAATAAGCTAAATTGAGCCGATGCCACTTGCGACATGACCGCAAAACCTGTTTGAAAAACTGGCTGCAAAAAGCTAAACAAGCCTGTAAAGATGGATTTAATATTTGCTACCGCTTGTTGTATGGGCTGCGGCAAGGTATTAAACACTTCGATTGTCTTAGCTTTCACCATATCCCAATTACGGTATAGATAAACGGCTGCGGCTGCTAATGCGGCAATCCCTGCTACCACTGCCGTAACTGGTGCAGTAATAACGCCTAATACCGTCACAAACGCGCTAAACGCGCCTGTTAATAAGCTCACTGCAGCCGCGCCACTGGTAAAGAATGTAACTATCGCGCCAATACCTGCGCCTATTGCACTAACAGCAGCAATGCCGCTAGACACGGCAGTAAACGCCAATGCTAGACCGCCTAACACGGTAATTGCGCCCAATACCGCGCCAGTGACAGCGACAATCTGAGTGACTAAATCGGGGTTTTGCTGCGCCCATGTCGCCATTGACTGCACAACAGGAATGACCGCTTGAGCAAGTTGGTTAATCGCTGGCAATAATGCGCTACCGACATTCACTTTTAGCACGTTTAAATTATTGCTAAACAAGGCTAATTGGTTTTCAGTGGTAGCACTTCGAGCGGCATACTCTTGTTGCATTGACCCTGCGTACTTTGTCGCATCGCCCACAGCTGTTAGATTTTTGGTAAGCGTTTCGGTATTTGTCACCATTTGAGCGATGACAGGCAAGGCTTCAGCACCAAAAATATCATTAATGGTTGCGGTGCGTTGGGCTTCAGGTAGTTTTTTTAACGATTCAATGATGCGGTTAATTGTCGCTTCACTGTTTTGCTGCATATCTTTCGATACTTGCACCGAGTCTAAGCCTAGTTTTTTAAATGCTTCACTGGCTGATTTTGTGGCACTTTCGCCTTTAGTGAGTGCTAAAAACATATTCTTTAAGCCAGTCGCCACCACTTCGGGGGCAAGGCTATTCACACTTGCGCCCATTGCTGCGATTTGAGCCGCGCTCACCCCTGCAAGTTCGCCCAATGGTCCAACTGTCTGCACGATTTTCATAATCTTAGCAGCAGAGTTTGGCGAGGTGTTGCCTAGATAGTTGATTTTATCCGCTAAGGCTTCAACGTCTGTCTGTGACATTTTAAACGCTGTCCGCATTTCTGCCATCGCTTGCCCTGCTTCCTCGGCAGATATATCAAACGCTGTACCCATTTTTGCAGCGGCTTCAGTGAATTTAGTTATCTCATTGGCCGCGATACCGCTTTGACCTGCTGCGGCTGCAATTTGGGCAAGCCCATCGGCTGTGATGGGTATTTGAGTGGATAAGTCTAGCAAGTCCTGCCGCATATTTGCCAAACCTTGCGGACTGTCAAAATTTACGACCTTTTTAACATCAGCCATTGCAGACTCAAACTTAATCGCTTCATCAACTGAGCCTTTGAGCGCAAAACCTACCGCGCCCAATGCAATACCAGCAGCCGCGCCAATGGTTTTAATGCCGTCTAAAGCATCTTGCAGTGTGTTTGAGCTATTACTGGCTGCTGTCATGCTACTACTAGCCGATGAAGCGCTACTAGCCGCATGAGATAAACCTGTGCTTGCGCTACTAGCTGCGCTTGCCGTTCCAGTCAAACTAGCACTTGCGCTACTAGCTGCGGTTGATACGCCACCCACTGCCCCAGCTGCGCTTGTAGTACTAGATGACAAGCTAGTCATCGCGCTATGGGTATGGCTTGCCCCTGTAGCGGTTGTGGTTAATGCGCCTGTTAACCCGCTCGCTGCCGTTGCAGTTGTGGTTAGTCCTGCGCTTGCGCTTGCTGTTGCAGACGATACGCTACTAGTTGCAGTTGCTGCGGCTGTTGTACTACTAGACAAGCTTGTCATGGCTGTATGCGTATGGCTTGCGCCTGTCGTTGCAGTAGCTAATGCACCAGTTAAACTTGTAGCAGCACTTGTGGCTTGCGTTGTATTACCAATGTAAGTAAAGGTTGAGCCATGTAATGACGTCATCGCGCTGTTTGCGGTTGTGGTTGCGCGTGATAATCCTGTTAATGCGCTAGCTGCGCCTGTTGCTCGACTTCCTGCGGTTTGTGTTGCTCGACCTGCGCTGTCAATATCTCGGCTTGCGGTATTAGCAGCAGCGTTAAGGCTTTGAAAAACTGAGCGCAACCGATTAAGGCTGCCCTCAGCATTACCAGTGTCAACGGTTATACTTACTCGTGTATCTGCTGCCATATTCCACCCATAAAAAAACCCTAGTATTTCTACTAGGGCTTATCAAATTAATTTAAACTAAAATCTAACTGCATGCACCCGCTTGCTTTGCGCCATACTCGGCTTCTGCTTTAGTGTATTGGTCGCCATGTTTTGATGATAACTGTTGTATCAATCCCTTACATGAAAAACCCTGCATATCTAAATATGCCTTTCCTGCTTTAGCCGCTTGCTCATTCCAATCAACGGTTAAGCTATCAACGGCTGCTGTTGCATCAGCTTTGCTAAATCCATCGCCATGCTGTGACGATAATTGCTGTATCAATCCATCGTGAGAAAACGCCTTAAAATCTAAGTATTGCTCTGCTTTGCGCACCGCATTTTTCTGTGATGCCGTCAAGCCGCCAACGTCATTTGATTCGGTTGGCTGCATGCTGTTTAACGCTTTAGCTTGTTGGTCAACCATTTGTGCTTTGGCATCAATTTCAGCCGCTTGTTTTTCTACTACTGGTTGAGATGTTGTCTTATTTGGCTCTGTATTCGCTGTGGTTGCGTTTTTTGGCTCATCTTTGCCAAAGATAGCACCAAAGACAATTAACGCGACAAACGCAATTAACGACCATTTAACCCAAGGCTTCATAATTGTTTACTCGATAAGTGTTTTATCAATCATAAACAATCATTTAGCCTTTTGCAACTTCTTAACTTCATCAAGTGCGATTGCATCAATCTCAAAGATGATATCATCAAGCAGCCACCTTGACATATTCACGCTACGCACCTGCAAAACGGCTGTAATATCACTTGTGGATATCGGTAGCGGCTGCCCTTCAGCGTATTGCCTTTCACGGCAAGCAAGCACAAACACGGTGATAATACTATCAAGCAGCGCATCGCCTTCAATCCCTTGCGGCAAAGCAACCCCCAACTTTTCATAGATTGCCTTGCGCTTTTCGGTTAGCCCTACGGCTTGCGTTTGCCACCTGTAGTATTCAACGGCTTTTTTTTAGCGTCCTCTGTGGTGTCAGAGAACTCTTTTATCATGCTCGTGACGGTTTCAAATAGCTGTGTCAAGAACTTTTCTAAACCGCTTGAGATATTCTCACAAACGAGTAGTAAGTTATCACCGTTTGGCTGAACCGGTTCGCCATTTACATCAACATTCCAATCGCTGACAAGGTATTCACCGATTACCATAATCAAGGCTTCATAGCCTGTGATATCCGATTGATTTTCACGTTTGAAGCTGTCTTTCGTGGTTTTGGTGGCTAATAGTTGTTGCGCTTTGGCAAATGCACTGTTAAACGCTGGGTCATGCTTTACGACAAGCGTTAACTCTAAGCCGCTATCGTGTTTGATAGTACGCACCACTTCACCGATGCGTACTGGTTTTTTAAGGCTCTGTAAACTAAATCCCATTATCTACCCCTTATGCTTTGTGTTTTTCAAGCACTGGCGATACGTTCACCACCGTGTAATTAACATCAATGGTTGCCAGTTCTGTACCGCTTGGGCTTGGGATGTCGCCTGTTACTTGCACCTGCGGCAATTTAATCACATATTTTTGCTTGTTTGAGTAATTGATTGGCACTTCAAGTGCAACGGTAGCACCTGTCAGCTGATTGACAACCAAGTCATGCGATGCCACGCCATACGCTAACGTCATCGAGCCGCTAATATTAGCAAGCATAGCTAAGATATTGCCGCCATACAGATTATCGCCTAAGCATTTTTGGATTTCGGCTTGATTGTCAATCTCAAAGCTAAATGACTCAACACAAATGCCGATATCTGCACCGTCTTTTAAGATTGTGCCGATAGATAAGCCGCTTGCTGCTTTGCCTTGCGCTACTGACGCAGGGGACTTGGCAAATGACAAGGTTTTGCTGTGCTGATAGCCTTGCGCCATGATACCGAACGTGACTTTTACAAGGTCATCGGTTGTAATGTTGATTTCTAGCGAGTTAACAACGCAGCCAGTAAACAAGTGATTGACATTCACGTCAGTAAAATCTTTTGTGATTGCAAAAATCTTTTTGATATCGCCAACAACTAGCGTATCGGGTGCATCAGCATTGACAATCCAGTTGTTGAAAAATGCAGCCGCTAGTAATTTGTCATAAGTACCGTATTGCAACTCGGCTTCAATGTCGCCACTGATTGAGCCGCCTGTTATCATGCCAGCCGCAGCAATTCGACCACCGCTTAACATTTCGCTATTGGTCAAATCATTGGCTACAGTTAAGCCGTTGGTGATGTTTGGCAGGATAGTCCAGCCGGTTGTAGGTATTACTTTTGGGTCTGTTTGCTCTACGATAGAGGTAATAACGCGTGCGCCTGAACTCATAACGACTCCTTTTTAGGCATAAAAAAAGCCGCTACAGTGGCGGCATTGGTTGAAAATTTGGTTAGTTGTATCGGTAAGGCAAGCTAACATTCATTTGGTAGAATTTAGTGTTTGGGTCAAAACCTGCATCTATAAGGCTTGGTGTCAACAACTCTAATTTGTCGGCTTTGTAGTACGCTAAATGATTGGCTAAGGCATCAGCAAAGCGTTTTAGATTGCCTGTGCCTTGACCTTCTCTATCAAAACACTGAATGATAACCGTGCCAACTTCTCGGCTGCACGGCTTGTCACTCATGCCACTCATAAAGTTAATACCGCCTAACACAGTCGGTCTAAGCCATATCCCCGTTGTTGGGATGGTAAAGTTTTGATTAACCCATGCAACGCGCTTTAAATCCAAGTTAGGCAAAGCCAATAATCGAGCGTTAATCAGCTTTTCAATTTCGATACTGTGCATTATGAGAAACTCGCTAAGGCTGAATTAAGTGCGTTTTGATATACGCCAGTGGGTGCTTGACCTGAGTAGCCATTTTCTAACCTTTCAGCATAAGGCATATTGTTGGCAATGCTCATGGTAGGCATACCGCTAGGCGGTGATACAAAGCCGGTGCCAGTGATTGACGCGCTAGGCTGTCCTATGCTCATGCAATGGGCAGCGCGGTAACGTCCTGTCAAAACTGGTGAAAGTAAATTAACCCCATTCCAAAGCGTAAACCAAAACGCCCTGTATTTTTGGTCTAACTCCTGCTCGATATCGTCAGCCAGTCGCTCAAAAGGCACGGTAATACGGATTGGCATATCACACCTTCCTTAGCTGAATAGTAAAAGTCACGCTCGCGGGCTCTTGATTTACCGCTACCACTTGATAGCCGTTAATCACATCATCAAGTTTTGGCGTGTTGGCAATTTCGTCTTGCAGTACAATCAATTTAACATCATTCATCTGTATGCTTTCGTTATCCACTTCTATCTCACTATACGATGAAAACACGCCGCGCCCACTGTAATTGATGATGGTTGAGTTGCTGCCCACCGTATTTGTGAGTATATCCTCAATGCTAGGCTCACCTTGCACAGTGCGATTACCTGTAAACGGCTTCACGGCATCGGCTAGGTCTGTGTTAAATGCGTTTTTGATGTCTGCGGTTATTTCGTCACGGAGTCCCATATCTTCACCCATAAAAAACCACCTAATCGGTGGCTTGGTTTAAATCGTAGGCTCATCAGTCGGTGGTGGCTGCTGCTGGCGTTTATCCAACTCGACCATGTATGAAAACAGCCAAATCTCTAGCTGTTGCGCCAATTCACCAATATTTTTCTCGCCAAGCGGCTGCATAGTCAATGGATGATAAAGCGTTAAAGTTTTGGTTAGCTCGTCATCATCAAAATTACCCACAATAGCCGATAAATCGCTTGGGATAAAGTTGCCATCTTTAAGATTAACAATTTGCTCGCGGCTAAAAGTGACTGACTTAACGCCATCTTTGGGATTGTTTAAGATGATAGATTTAGCGCGGACATAGATATCGCCCGCGTCTTGTGTTTGCACATAGTTTGTCATTACAATTCTTCCCCGACATAGATTGTGACTGGCTGACCAAATACTTTTGTTGAGTTAGCAGTCACACCTAATACTAGATTTGCGCCATTGACACGCACATAAAATTGATTGGCTGGGTCAATGTCGTTGTTGTAGATGATAATGCCATCGCTATTAGTTGCTTTAGCTTGCACGGCTTCAACAGTTGTTACGCCATGCGCTACGGTTATTTCACCCACTTGACTTGGTAGTGTTGCGGTGAGTTTACGCCAACCTTTTTTGTAGCTTACGCTACCAGACTTGATTGATTTAGCTGCTATTTCTGTACTACTATTTGCTAAGTTTGTGTAAAAATTTCTCTCAAGAATTGACGGCTTTTGCGTCATATAATCGCTAATATTTGTGTATTTGGTTAAATCATTTGTATAATACAACGACCAATTTGTTAAGTAATTAGTATTAATTCTGAAATTAACATGAGCTGAAATAATTGATATAGCAGTTGATATGCCAATTATTGTGTTAACATCGCCTAGAATAAAACATAGATAACCGTCAGGTGTTGTAGCTTTTCGTACTGGAATATCTTTTGAGCCATAAGAGAATTTCGACACGTTCCCACCTGTGTAACCGAGGATATTCATTTTAATGGTGGAAGTTTCAGAATCAGTTAACCCATCAATGTTGATACTAATAACTGTTGCATCGGTAGCTGGTACAGTTGTCTTGATAACAATAACGCCAGTGATATCTCCACCTAAGCGTATTTCACCTAATCCATAAACCGTAGCTGATGATTCCCAGCCGTTATCTGTGCTAAATCTATATATATTTGCATTACTGATATCTAATGTTGTATTTTTATAAACCCCATTTAAAGCTGATTGTGGTACATGCCCGTTATTATTAAGCAGTAATACGTTATTTGCGCTTGTACCTGCATTTTTTATCGCAGCCGTTCCCAACCCCAAATTACTTCTAGCTGTTGCCACATCTGTGCCACCCGTACCACCTTGCGCTACGGCTATCACGTCTGTTTTGTTGACTTTGCCTTTTATCAGTGTAGCGAGTTGTTTAAATCCATCATTAATGTTATCAATTAAAGCCATATCTCACCGCCTTAACTGTTATAAGTAGTATTGATTGTGGTAACAAAGTTTGTGTTGATATCACCAATTTCAGCTTTGCTATACACATCAATGTTGCTACGTGCTTGCGCTTTTTGTTGCTCATTAAAGGCTTGCGACTGACTAGCAGACACTAGACCGTTATCAGCTTGAGCTAATGCTGCAATCTTATCTGCTAACTCTTTTAGCGTGTCGCTTGATGCGTCAGCCCCATTAATTAGATTAGTGATTGCTGTCGTAATCTCATTGCTAATCTTTGTCGCTGACCATGTGTTAGCTGTCGTGGTTTGGCTGTCGTTGATTGATGTTTTATTGTCAATCGTTGTTTTTAATTCATTGAGCGCATTAACAAGACTTGTTTTGTCTGCTGTGCTAAGTTTGGTTAAATCACCTTGATTGCTTTTTAGCGTATTGTTGACTTGCTTTAACAGCGTTGTAATCTGTGCAAATCCATCGTTGATTGACTGCGTTAAAACTGCCATTAGATACTCCAAAATGCCGTTACGCTTGAAGCGTATTCAAAAGATGTGTTCAATTCGTCTGTTGCAACCATTAACTTATTATCGCTGCCAAGTTTTAAATCGTTGTTAGGGTCGGTGCTAATCATGTCTTTTGGTGGTGTCGTAGCAATCGTAATGTCTTTTACATTCAAAATCGCTGTTTGTTTGCTATCAACGGCGTTAATACCGATAGCATCTGATTGTAGCGTGACTGATAATTTACCCATGCGTCACCACCGCTTTAACATTTAATTTAATCGTGTCGCTATTGACTTCGGCTGTGCCATTCTCAAAAAATACGTCTAAATAAAGTGCGCCGATAGGTAAAACTACATCACTTGGCAAACTTACGGTAAATATGCCACTTGCGTTATCAATACGATTAACGACCATATCAGTTATTTTTCTGTCTTTGGCATTTCGTACTTGTGACGTAATTTGATAATCGGTTAAATCAATAGGCAATCCATTATCATCGGTATATTTCATCAAAAACACACATGAATTTCGCGTCTTGATATCAAATGTTACGACAGCTTCAAACATACTACCCCCTTACTACTCGCATTTGTCGATAGCCTTTGCTTACGACCAAGTAAGGCGCAATTAATAACAAGGCTTGTTGTTCTGCTTGGCTTTGTACCTTGTCGCCTGTGGCAAACTTTTTAGCCACTTCCACACTGTCTGCCTTCACCTTTTTCTCGGTGACAATCGGCTCAGTCTGATACATTTCATCGTCAGCGTATGCCTTAGCAATTAACGCCCCTGCCATCATCACGTCAGGCGGTGCAATTTCAAAGACTGGTAGTTTTTTGCTATCAAGCCATGCATTAGCAAGCATCACCGATAAGTGACCGTCACCATTAGCCGCCCAATTTGCGTCATTAAGGCTCGCTGTTACCGTTTCAATGGATAGATAACTCATTGGTCGTACTCCTAAGTAAAAAGGCTCTAACGAGTTGCTAGAGCCTTTGGTGATTGTTTTGGTCAGCGATTAAACGCCTTTTGCACCGTTGCCAGTCTCAGAAAGAGTACCCGCCACTGGCTCGGTTACCCGTGGGTCAGTGATGCCGTAATCTTTACCACTTTTTGCAGGGTCAATGACTTGACCGTTAGCCAAAGTTGACAATGATTCGTCAAAGTATGGTCGCTCTGACGGATAGGTGTAGTTATAAGCGGGCTTAACCGCATCTTTAGGTAGTCCCATGATTTATCCCCTTATAGGTTAGTTACTAAAAAGCGAATGGCTAGATTATCTGCGCTCGCATCTAAACGCCAGTTAGCCGCTTTGGTCAAGTCTTCCCAACTTGCTGAGATGGCTTCATTCTTTGTACCACCTGTCAAAGTTGCAGGGTCAGCAACAAAGCTAAAGCCTTGCGGATGGATTAATAAATCTCTGCGCGTCCAAAGCGTTGTATGCCCAGCACCATTACCAGTTGCAGCAGTACGCTCGATTTCTAAGTCATCATTACCTGCGACCATATCGGCTGCGATAGCACCTGCACCGATGATATAAGATACATATTGCGCGTTTGCACCTGTACCGATGACTGTACCGCGTTTTGACTGCACCACGCGGCGACCATTGTAAGTTTCAACTGGTGGCAAATCAGCCGAAGTGGTGACTTTTTCAACTAGGTTTTGCTTACGCATTTTAGTGGCAATCAGTGGATGCACGATTAGCAAGCCAGTACCTTGATAGGCTTCGTCTAGCGTACCTTCAGCGTCAATAAAGGCGTTAACATCAAAACCACTTGCAGCGGTTGCGGTAGCTTTTGAAATATCGGTAGTTAGTACCTTGCCGTTGGCTTGGTCATAGTTGCGAATACCGATTAGCGTTGCAATAGCGCGGTTTTCAGCTTGCCCAATCCAAAACTGGTCTAACATCCCTGCAATCGCTTGAAGTGGCGATACACCTGTTAGATGAGCCTGTAAACGTGATTCTAAAAAGCCTTCGTTGATGTATGCAGCACGACCTTGACTAGAATAACCTTCGATACCACGCGGCATAGCCAAGTCGGTAAACACGGTATTGCCATAGTTAGGCTCTAAATCGCTATCAATCGGATTGATATAAGGCACGGTGAAAGTTTGTGAGCCGCTAGTCAATAATTGACGTAATCGCGCATCTGATACAAATGCACCTGATTGCCAAAACTTCGTCTGCTTGATGGGGTTGTTCGTCATGTAACTTAACGTCACATTGCGGTTAAATACTTGGCGTAAATCAGCCATAAATTACTCCTTTTGAGCAAATAATTGATTAAATAGATTTGGGTTGGTGTTTGCAAGCTCGATACGCTCAGATTCGGTGTAATCGCTTGCTTGTTTAGTGCCTTGTGTGCCTTGACCTGTTGCCCCTACGCCGCTTGCTTTAGTGCCAGTAATGAGTGAGTCAAACTTGCCGCTTGTGCTGATTTCGTTTTTCAAGTCTGCAATCGTTGAGATTGTGGCATTGCCTAAATCATCTACGACCTTGACTTGTCCGTTTTCAGCCGCTAAACGCTTTTCAATGAGCATCTGCAAAATCGCTTGATTGTGTTCGTTATCGCTTAAACTAGACGCTAGTTTTAACGCTTCAGACTTTACTAAGTCGCTATCGCGCTGCTTGTCACGCTCTACAATCTCGGCTTCAAGTTTGGCAATCTTGTCTTGATACTGTTTCTCAAGGGTATCAAAATCGCCTTTCTTTCGCGCCTGTTCTTGTGCCAGCGCATCCTTTTCGGCTTGCTCGGCTTTACGCTTTTCGGTTTCAGCCTTTTTCTCAGCTAACAGCGTTTCGTTGTGCTTACGCATACGCTCAACTTCATCCTGCAATGCTTGGTATTGTTCGGGTGTGATGGTTTGCTCGGTTGTGTCGGTTACTGGTGCATCGGTGGTTTGGGTTTGGTCAGACATGGGTTACTACCTCATTTATTGGCTACTAGCCGTTAGTTTGTGCAATCACAGATTGCGGTTAAAAATTGGTTGGTTTGTGTTGTCTGTAAATTGCATTTAGTCGCCTGTTGATTTACTGACAAAGTATGCTTGCACACTGGGCAATCAATAACTAAAACCATTTCGCCCCTATCGTTAAATGGCTGTGCCTCATTTTTTTCAAACTCAAAAACAGTTTTGCATCGATGGCATTTAGTTTGATAGATTTTGTTTTGTGGTAATTCGCCACGCTCAATGATTTTCATAAAATTCACCTATAAAAAAGCCCTAGCGGTTAGGCTAAGGCTCTTTGTTTTTGATTGTGGCGAATTCGCCATATTTAAATTTTGTTTAGTTTAATTCGGATTAGGCAAAATCGGTATTCGATAGAAATGGGTTACTTTGTTTAATTCAGCTATATAACCCCATATATCAGCATCTAAACAAGTCCAACTCTGACTTATAAATTTACTGCCGTCCACTCTCTCTATCTCGTCCTCATAAAATACCGCAGGGATGTATTCCATTTTATTCATCCCTGTGCTTTCGTCACCCTCGCCACAATCAGCATAAGCCATGACATACTCGCCATTTTTCGGCTTGTATTTTGGGAACTCAAATACCTCGATATCCATAGCAAACCCCTCGTTAGTTTTTGCCATTATATCACAGTCCCGCCCTTTCAAACGCAGTGGGATTTTTCGCTCGCATTTCATCAAGCGTTAACGGCTCAAAGTTCTTGTTGAGATTAAGCCTTGCAAAGTCATCGGCTGATAAACCACCATCACGAAATAACGCGGCTCTTGTCTTGCCTAGCGCATCATCTTGAAAGGCTTTAGGCTGCGATTTAAGCCACTCGTAATATGACTTGTTGTCCGTCACGCCTTCATAGCTTGCCCGCTTGTCCGTGTTCCCTTTGCCCCTGTATTTTGGGTCTAAGACAAGAATAAAGGTTGAGCGACAATTAATGTGAAATGGTGGTCTGCGTCCTTCGCCTACTTTGAATATTCTATGGTCTAAAGAACGGCAGATTACACTCGTTTTTGAGTCCATCGTGGCTATAATCTGCTCACCGATAACAATATCGCTGTTTTGCTTGGCTATCTCAAGCCTTGCATCATTAGCGACCTGTTGCACGCCTGTTCTCACTATGGCTTCAGCATTGCGCGTAGTGGTCTGTAAGATACCATCTTTAAACTTGTTTGCCCGGGTGCCGCGTATTTGCTGAACGAGTTGCTGATTGGTCTTGCCTTCAAAATACCCCATTCTTACAACTTGCTTAATGCGCTTGACCTCATTGTTATTTAGGTCTTTGATTAAGTCATCAAGCGGTATGCCTGTGTTGCCTGTCAGTGGCAGTGGTTTTGCCATTGCTACATAAGACAAGGCGGCTAAGTTGCTAGGCGTTGCAATCGCTGTGGCTGGCACTTCATACGCTTTAACGAGTGACTGCTTTTCAAACTCGTAGCAATCTGCAAATATCTCGCTTAGTTGCTCACGGCAATTGTCCGACCATACGCCTAGCGTCTTGGTCAACTGCTTGTCTAGCGTATCAAGGTATTTATCAAGCTGTTTTGCGGTTAGGCTCTCAATGTCAAGCTGTCCGATTAGCTTATCAATCTGCTTGAGCGTCAATCCAAAATCATTCACCATTGATTGCTTTAAGCGTTCAAGATAGACGGCTCGCCTAAAGGTTTGGTCGATGTATTGTGAATCACTCATGGTTAATCTTTTAAGAATCCGTTAGCGTCAAGTCCGATTAAGCAATTTTCAATCACACATAAACTACCTTTTGAGAAATTTTTTCCGCCAAAAATTTTAATCATTTCGTGCATTTGCATGGTGTAAAGTCCTTCATCATCGGGCTTGAACAATTTTTCAAATTCATCAGACTTGAACAAGTCACGAAACTGCTCTTTGTACTCTTGTAGCACCTTTTCACCATAAACACCTAAGCGAAACTTGACGTAATAGTTAAGATTGAATTTTTTAAAGTCAGTCATGGTTAATCTCTAGGTAATAAAAAACCCTAACTAAAAAGCTAGGGTCTTTGTTGCTTAGGTTTTAGCTACTAACCTTTTATACTCATTCTAAGGTTATTTACAGATTCTTGAAAATTGTGCATTTTAACAGCGCTTTCTTTTACTACGACATCGCTAGTATCGCAATAATCTTCAATTAGCCATAAAAAATCATGAAAACTTGTTTTATAAAAATCAGTACCAACTTCATTCGTACATTTTAGAAATTGGATAAAATCGTCTGCAACTGATTTTTCTTGTTGTGATAAAAACTTAGTAAATAGTTTTATAGTCGTTTTAAAGTCAGAATCAGATTCATCACTTGACTCACTTTCTTTATCTAACTGATTTTGCAAGTTATGAATTTTATCTATTAATAAGTCGATAATCATATTAGCTTTTGAATCTTGGATATTAAGATACATATTTTACTCCGTTGTAAGTAAACCGTTGATTGTGGGTGTTGGCTGTGCATCAACGTTTGCACTTTTCGGGGGCTACCCTAGCCAACGCCTTTATTATACCGTGTTTTGCTTATCAGATAAAGCACTCATCACACTATCATTGCTATATGCTTCAATCTCGGCTTGTGCTTGCTCAACATCTTCAACCGTTGCAATTTCATCTTCAACAAGTTTGTCGCGCATTTCCTTAAATGAGATAGCCCCACTTTGCCACTCTGCAATGAGTTGTTGGCGTTCTTGTGCTGTCATCTTGTTGGTTTGATAGTTGGTGTTTAAAGTCACCACACATTCGGGCTTATCGCCAGTAAACAGGCAGCAATAATTTAACGCCTTGCTAAATGCGTCTGATACGTTGTTGACAATCGTGGATAATACGCTCGTATTTATCGCATTGTCGCTATTAGCTTCAGTAGCCGTCTTATTCGTGGTGCTCGTGTCGATTAACTTTGCACCTAACGCCACCATCTGCTGCTCTTTGTGCGTCATGGCTTCAAATAATGCCGTATTTGCATCTGCTTGCAGTAGTTCAGCAGTTGAGCCTTCGCCCAGTAAGTGAGCCGTGCGACTGCCTAGCGTTATCGGATGACCTTGCGTCATTACTTCTTGACCTTGTGCATTGACCGTTACGCCATCGTAGTAGTCACGCCAATCATCGGTTACGCCACTGACAAATAACGTAGGCTGTCCTGCAATAAAGATTGATTCTTCATAATCTGCGCTATTGCGATAATGGGCAATGTTGACCTTGGCTAAATCATACATTGGGCTGTCATCGACATCTGCATCGTTATTCTCACTACCGATAAACGTGAAAGGAATTTCATTGAACGCCTTGCCGTTTGATTGTCTGATTGGGCTAACTTCACCAAACATCCATGCGCCATCTTTTTGCTGCACGATTTGGCTTGTTGCCACGCCGTCAGTTAGACGTAATACAATTAACTGTTCGGCTGTTTTTAGGCTAAAGCCGTCATCTTCGGTAACGTACTTTTCGCGGATAACCACAAGTGTTAGTTTATCGTTTTCAGTGCGCCAGTTAATCACGCTTTCGGCTGGGTATAGCTTAACTTTTGGCTGATAGCCTAGCGCGTTTAATTGCTGTTTGCTTACCACGCCTTGATTGATGGGATAATCTGCCAATAAACCACAACGACCTTTTTGCAATACTTCAATCACGGCTCGTTTAGCAGTTTGGGCAATCTCTTTTTTGTCGAAGTTATCCGCATTATCAATCATTGGGTATTTACTAAACACCATACCAACAAGTGACTGGATTGTCCTGCGTGTGACGTTGTAGTAGTTCGCTCGCTCTTTGTACGCTTCAAAACGTGCACTGCTAATCAACGGGTCTTCGTAACTTGGGCTTGGGTTTGGCAGATAAGCAGACACATACGGCTCGCCTTTGTACGAGTTAGCACATAACGCCATAGCAGGTAACGCTTCTGCTAAATCGCTATGGATAATGTCAGGCTTAATAGTCATTGTTTAAAATCCCATTCTCATTTTACGTCTTAACCGCGTAACTGGTTTAATAACTGGATATTTATAAGCGATAAAGTAGCCTCCTGCATCTAGCACATGGTCAACACCACTTGCCTTATCGGGCATACCAAACTTATCGTAAACTTGTTGCTCTAACGCGCCTGTCAACTCGGGGCATCTTAGTGGATTGACAAAATACCGCCTTTCGCCTTGACTGTTTAAGATAAGGCTATTCATGGCGTTTAATCTATCTTTAATCGCTGGGTTTGTGCCGTTGACATATAGCGTAAAACCATGTTGTCTTAAAATCGCATGGTCTGATTCGCTGCTGTTTTTGCTGCTTGTTGCTTGCCCTGCGGCATCGGGGTAAATACAGATTTTATGGTTTGGGTAACGCTCTTTAAGCAATACCGCCATTGTTGGTGTGTCTCTAACGCCCACTAACTCATCGACAGCATGAGGTAAGTTATCCCTTGTCACATAAACAACGGCTGCCATTTTAAGTACGTTAAAGTCCATACCAACGTGCAGCACATCGCCATCTTGCACGCTCTCAAAACTGGCATTTAGTTGTCTGTCAAAGTCGGGGTAAACTGCGCCGCTTGTAAGGTTTACAAACTGCCCATTCAAATAGGCGTTAATTAATTGCGGCGGATAGCTTTCTTTTAATGACTCTATGTAGTCATCGGGTAAGTTTAACTCGTTGTCATACGTTGACGCTTGGATAAGTCCGTATAACTCACCCTTGCGCTGGCTACTGTTTGCCTCTTTGACAAACTGCTCGTAAGTAAACTTAAATCCCTCAGGTGTTGTTGTTACATCAATGCCGTTTTTAAGCTTGGGCACTTTGTAACGCATACGCGCGATAATCTTACGCCATGCTTCACGCGCTTTGTCAGTTGGTAGTGTGTCTAATTCATCAACTAAGGCTTGACCGATTTTAAAACCAACGATTGATGATGGATTGTCCATTGAGCGACAAATCGTTGTGCCGCGATAAGTGCGCCCACTATAAAAATGCACCTCTTTGTTTGCTGTCTTTATATCAACTCGTAAGCCCCAGTCATACGCACATTCTTCAATGGTTGGGTAAAAAATATCTCTAATCTGTGGGTAACTTGGTGCAAAGTAGCCGCTATTTACCGTTGGAAATTCCCAATGATGTTTACAAAGACTTGCACACCCCGACCATGTTTTACCGCCACCAAACCCCGCTACATAAGCTCTAAATTTATTCGGCAGGTTGAGAAACTGCGCTTGTGGTATGTTCAGGCTCGGCATTTCGTCTAGCGTCCTTTACTTCCACAATTACATTTACAGGTTGGGCATTTGATTGCATTTCATCATCTGATATCGTTGAGTCATTAATAAAGATGCCGCCTGCATCTTGTGCCGCCTGTTTTAATATCTCTAGTTTTATTTTTGGGCTTTTAGTTTTCTCAAATTCTTCTTGATACTTTTTCAAGCGTTGTGGCGTGTGAGCAATCCAAAGATTGGATGTATCGCTTATAGCTTGCTCTCGGTAAGTATTGAATAAATCAATCCATTTTTTACTAAGCTCTTTAGCTGCATTTTCCGTGGATGGGTTATAAAAACAAACCTGTTGCCTTGATACATCAATATCAAATTCTTCTTTTACAGCCTGTATGATTTCATGTGGTTTCAAAAAGTTAGCAAACCCATGAATGATAAAGGCTTTAACCTTATCATTAAGGGCAGCCATAATTTTATATTCCGAAAAGTAGAGAAAAGTTAACCACCGTTTGCGACCTTATCTTTTAATGCCTTAATATCCGCATTGTCTTTGTATCGCTCAATGACTGAGTAAAACTCCTCAATGTCATGGTTAGCTAGATAATGCTTAGG